TATCGGCTTTTTTGGGTTTTTTTAAAACCACTTGGGTTTTTTCGGTTTCTTTGGGTTTTTTAGGTCTACCACCTTTTGCCCCATTATTCCTATTGCGTTCACATGTGTTCAAATACTTTTGATTATCACGTTCAAATTGATTTTTAAACAACATAAACACTAAATTCAATGCAAAATCTAGTTCGTAATCTTCGTTTGAATGATACGCTTTAATAGCTTTAAATAATTGACCAGCTTGTTCATTATTTAACTCATCGAGTATAAACAAGCTATCAATGTAAAGTACAAATGATGCTTTCATAACATTGTTTTTTTTAGGCATTGTATTAAAAAATAGAGAGGAAAAGGAACAATGCTAAACCTTTTACGTGGATGCCTCCGACAACCTCTCCACAAAAATAATAATTTATTTTAAATCAAAACTATTTTAATAACATTGTCCAACTATTGGCTCTGGATCATTAGTGCTATTCCAATCACCACTTTTTTGAATACCTGTACAATCATTTATAGTAATGTAATCACCAAAATAAATTACTTGCCCTGGCTGATTTCCTACCATATTAAATTTATGTTTTTCTACTACTCTATCACAATTGCAATCTTTTACCTGTGAGGAAGGTTGTACACTTTGCTTTTTACAACTAGCAAATAATAGTGCTAAAATTATTAGTCTTTTCATGATTAGGAGATTTAACTACCCTCCTTAATTAGTGCGTTCATCTACTTCAAAAGGAGGGAGTATGTTTAAAAGGAACGCTAATTTAATTTTTTAATTGATTGATTATCCACTTTTGATTCTATTTCGTCAAATAATTCTGCACTTACTAAATCATAATCATTTACATTTGCTTTGCTTATAGCATGATCACGATCATATGCCATGCCTATCCAGTAACCATACAGTCCATTCTGCAGGTAGGTAACTTTCCAATAATCCATAAGAACTTCTATATTTACGATTTGAGAATATTTAATGCCACATTTCTCTATTGCATGTAGTTTATTATCTGCCACTCCTTGCCAATAACCAGGAAATCCATCTATAACAAACTCAATTCTATACAAACTCATTGCTTATTCTTTATTTCATTTCTAAACCATAACGCGATGTTATGTTGTTGTTCAATAGCTTCTAGTGATGCTATATCCATAAAATGCCTATCAAGGTTCCGTATCATAGAAATCAATGTATTAGTTTTCATTTTAGTAAGTTGATTAAACGGTTGGTCTTCTAAGTAATCAGCTAATACTGGCAATATACTTATCGCTGCTGTTAGTTCTATTTCTTTTGTTTCCATCTTATTCTGATTTAAAGGTTTCGTTGTAGTATTGTTCTGCTTCAGGTTCATAATATTTATCTTCTAATGGATTAATCATACTATCTTTCCAAGCATTTAACCAAGCATTCTTAATCTGCTCTTTCTCCATTTCTTTGGCTTGTTGAATTATTCTTTCTAACAATTTCCAATTTTGTTTTATTACTATTTCTCCTAATTTATCTTTAAGCTCAAACTCAAACCATTCTACTGCTGTTTTCATCTTACTCTGATTTAAAGGTTTCGTTGTAGTATTGTTCTGCTTTATCCCACGTTTTAACGACATGAGAAATATCTCCCTTTGTTCTTTTCTGCAGATATGCATTTACAATCTGCTCCTTTTCCATCTGTTTGGCTTGTTCAATTATTGCTTTTTTAATTTCAGGAAGTAATACATCCCAGTTCTTTAGCATACTTTCAAACCATTCTACTGCTGTCTGTTTCATCTTAATTATTTTTAGTTATTAAACCTAGTAACACTATTACTATAGACATAAGTGTCAATAAAGCGATTAGTTTTAATGTCATATAAGCGATATATGTCGGTTAGTTATTAGTTAGCGTACATTGCTAGGTTCTTCATTCTGTACATAGTTTGTTTGTAAAGAACAAAAAGAAAAAGCCTACGCATTTATTCAGTATCGCAGAAAATACCACATTCCCAAGATTTAATTTTACCGCCTTTTACAGTTGGCTCAAGTTCATCTAAAAAAATACGTTTCCCTTTATACTTTACAAGTCTTGCTCCAATCCTTCTACTTTGCTCTGCTCGTTGCTGAAATACTTCAGGAAATTTTTCACGAACCAAATTCCAATATGTTGGTGATTGTGATTTAACACAGCCGATACAGTTCGCATTTGGGAATCCTAATTTATAAATTTCAGGCAGTTTAATACCAGCATCTAAAAGAATGTCGAAGCAGTGACCTTTGGTTAGATTCAAGTCAATCAGAACGGGTATCGTATTACCTCTCTCAAACTTTGAGAACCTTTCGTGCCTTGCTTTTTCATCAACTGTAAATCCTAAAACGTGCCAGTCTATGTGATTCGTTTTTTCAAAGTGGTAACGTGCTTCTTTCTTCAATAGCTTTGTACATGGTGCGCCTGCAACACCTGAGATATACTTTCGTTTTTCAAATACATCTACAATATCGCATGAATGGAATTCTGGGTTAGTAGCAAATATTATTTCTTTACCAATCCATTTTTCTACATCCTTCAAGAATCTCATATTGTCAGGATGTTCATTAACAACTGGGTTATTCACAACTATAACGTTATGAGTATCTCCGTATTTTTCAATAGTCTTTTTTGCAGCAACCGCAGAAGCGGCACCACAAGAAAACCAAACGGCAATCGTTTCTTTCCCTCCCTCTTTTTCTTTTTGTTCCATTTCTTTGTTAAATTAAGTTTTACATTCTTATTTCCGCAACATACGCTAACAGCAACTCAACCGCCATTAAAACGTGCGGTTAGTTGCCTATCGTTACACGCTACTCTTTATAACTATACATTTACGGCCAGCTATTTCTTCAAAGCGCATTTTCTTCTCGTCAAAGTGTTCTGTAATCTTATAATCTAAGATGTCATCCGCTATAATCATACGATCCTGCGAAACTCCATTTATATAACCGTTTATTACTTCGGCTAACATTCTTTTAAGTCCTAACCTATCTACAAAGGTTAAACTCAATTCCAAGCGTTTAGGTTGTATATTCATGTCATTGTGATTTTAAATGTTCCTAACTGATAATGTCCACTTCCTTTCAACTGGTTTCTTTTCCATAAGGCCAACTGTCGCGAAGGGAAATAAAACGATTCTACTAATTTTTGACCAATGTGGTATTCAAGTCTATACATGTGTTCTTGATTTCTAAGATTCGTAAATAAAGCTCTAAATTGAAACTTCCTCCTTTGTCCTGTGGAATACTTTTATTTTTCCAAAAACGTACTATGTGCATTATATTCATATCGCATTATATATTTGATCGTAAATAGGTCTAGCTGCTTCTATGCGTTCTTTTATGTCTTGAATGATATCTTCATCCCTTTTTACAATAAAACGCTTTACACGTGAAATTTCGGGTATATGGTCGAATCGTAGTTGGCTATCTACTATTCTCTGTGCTTCATCTTCTATTTCTGCCATGCTTTTAGATATATTACTACTGCGTTCCATCAACTTATAGGTTAGTCTTGTTACTTCATTTTGAATCTGTGCTTCCGTACAAGATAAAAGACAGTAAACTAATTCAGACTCATTCTTATCGGATAACCACATATAGGTCTGCAATTGATATAGATAGGATTTATTCTTTAAATCTACATCAAAAAATGGAAAACTATCTGCACTCCAACTGTTTTTTATGTCCGCTAAGATGCTTTGGTTTACATCTGGCTCACCAATCGCCCAATCATTAACTAATCGTTGTTTAGGCGCTTCAGGATCAATATCCCATCCTAATACTCTCTTAGCTAAATATATGGCATCCTGCTCTAACTCTATACCCTTTTCGGTATACTTAGAAGTAAAGTTATGCTCTATACCATACTTGTTAAATAATACTGCCTTCTGTATGCACTTCATTGCAGTTTCTCCCCACATATCGGCTTTACTTCTGCCCTGTGTCATTAACTCACCTACTTGTGATGCTCTTACTATCCATTCGTGTTTCATAACTCATCATAATCAATTAACCACTCACTTTCATTGGTAAAGAAATCCTCAGTAATTTCTTCTATAAATC